CAGGAAGGAAGACCTCCTCTCAGACAAGGAGTTCGTCGTCTTCAAGGCGGTAAGGACGTACAAGCCTAATAAAAACTGCAAGTTTTCTACATGGCTAGGTAACTGCACGAAGTATCACTGCCTAACATTCTTGAACGCAGACAAAAAACACGTAGACATGGAAGATGAAACAATAAACCTTTACCTTACTGACAAAAGCAAGCAAGACCATGACTCTGATGCGGAACTTAAGAATGACAAGGATTATATTTTTAAAATACTAGGAGACCTAAAGGACAAAAGGATCTCCAAGGTATTCAAACTAAGATACTTCGATAAAAACCTCGAAAAAAAGAAAGCTACTTGGAGTACCATAGCTTCGAAAATCGAGACAAGCACGCAAACAGCGATCAACCTGCATCAACGCGGGGTAACCATATTGAGCAAAAAGCTGAGGTCGAAAGAAAACTACGACACCATCTAGCCCATGAGTATAGCTGTTAAAAACGAAAACCCTTTCATCTTCATACACTTACCTCGTACGGCCGGCAGATCGATAACCCAAGCGCTTGAATCAGTCGTAAACGAGCAATATATATTAAAATTTATACAATCACATCCAATTAACATCAGGTATAAAAACGACGACGGCTCTTATGAGCACGAAAAAAGAGTCGTAAGACAACTAGGACTAGACCCACCATCGATATCTAAACCCAGAAGCAAAGAAGACGAAAGTTACGCGTTCCTTCACTCCTCCCTAGAAGATTTTTCCGCAGCACTTAACAGCGACCTAGAGGAATACTACAAGTTTACCGTCGTCAGAAATCCGTGGGACATGACCCTTTCCTACTATAATTACGCGAACCATATACGCAAGCTGCATGAGCCATTCAATGAAAAGCGCTTCGCGGAAGAATCCATAGCTCTCGTCACTGCTCACGACCAAGTAAAAATGGTTAGTCTCGGCGGCAGAATAAAATTAAATAAATTTATAAAATTCGAAAACCTGAAACAAGGCTTTAAGGAAACACTAGTAGACCTGAAGCTCCCCCAAACAGCGCTGCCCGACATTAGGGAAAGCTCCGAAAGCGTTAAAGATTATCGCAAGTTCTATAACGATGAGTCGAGAAAAAAAGTCGAAGACCTCTTCAAGGAATACATTGAGGTATTTAATTATGAATTTTAGGGTTGACAAGAATAAAAATACCTTTATACTTACGTTAAGATTATGAGTGATCAAACTAATAAAAAAAATGAATGGGCCGAACGAGAAGTCGGCGCGCTATGGAAAAAACAAAGCTCCACCCAGAAGTACCTTTCGGGTCATATCAGGATGGACGACGGCATGGGAGGGGAAGAAACCCTTCAGGTCGTAATCTTCAACAACAAACACAAAAACAAGGATAACCATCCTGACTTCAGAATCTATAAGTCTCTTCCACAGGCTCAATCCACCACCAGCTCACAGGTTTCCTCCTCAGAAGAGGAGACCACGGCTGTGGTCTCTGGGGTTCAGGAAGTGTCTGAGGAAGATGTCCTGTAGTTGGTACCTCGGAAAAAGCCCAGCACCCCCCTTTTTCGAAAGGGGGATTTTTTTAATAGACAACGAAACGCTTAATGCTAGTATTAACCTTACTGAGAGATGCCTATTTACGAATTCCAGCACCCCACCACAGGCAAGACCCTAGAGATCATTCAAGGAATGAAAGACGATCACGTATATGTAGACGAAAAGGGAACAGAATGGCGCAGAGTGTTCGATGCGCCAAACACATCCATAGATTCAGAACTGAACCCCTTTTCGGAGAAAGATTTCCTAAAACATACCGCCAAAAAGGGCATGACGCACGGAGAGATGACCGAGCTATCTAAAAGCCTAAGTCAAAAGAGGGAAAAAATCAGAGGCCTCGACCCCGTAAAACAGAAATCAGTAACCAAGTACGAAAAGAAGACAGGAAAAGCCCACCCCAATAAAAACAAATGAAATTCTCTATATTCACACCAACACACGACTTAAGCTATATAGACACTCCTCTTAAAAGCCTGACAGAGCAATCCAACAAAGACTTCGAGTGGATACTGCTACTCAATGGAGACGCCGTTAACGAAGTCGACGCGCTTACCTCTAAGCTAGAAAAAAACGAAATAAAACACAAAATAATTACATCCTCCATAGCTGACCTACTTGAAAGCAAATCCCTTGCAGGAAACAACATCACGCTATACCGAACGGACTCTTGCCCTTGGTGCAAAAAAGCTGAAGACTTCCTAAAAGAAAAAGGCCTCGATTTCGAAGACCGAAATGTTCAGGACCCAAAACACGGGCAAGAACTAAACGAAAAGCTACAGGCGGCAGAAAAAAAACCCGGTGGTGTGCCCGTAGTTGATTTTAACGGAACGCTACTCACCGGATACCTCGAACTAACCGAGGTATTCAATAACAACATAGGAGCCCTGAAGAAAAAATGCTGCGGAGCGGCATCGGGAGAAATTTTAGTTGAATTAGACCATGATGATGCATTAACCCCAGACTGTTTAGAGGAGTTATCTAAGGCCTTCGACGAAGGGTATGACTTTTGTTACTCCGACGATTACATGGTGGAAATGAAGAACGATAAAGGAGAATGCATCGCCCCATTTTCCTCCGAGTGGGGATGGTCTACCGAACAAGACGATGAAGGTAATCGCTATCATCCAGCATTTGACCCTTCGCCTTTATCTTTTGCTTATATTTGGTATGCGCCAGACCACGTAAGGTCTTGGAGAAGAAGTTTTTACGAAAAAATAGGAGGACATGACGCGACCCTAGAGGTTTGCGACGACTATGAACTCTGTTGCAGGAGCTACATAAACGGCAAATGCCACAGAATACCAAAGCCCCTATACAAATACTTTGCTTACCCAGAAAGAACATCTGCCGGCATGAATCCTGACGGGAGCCAAGGGGAAAAGAATAAAAAAATTCAAGAACTGACCCATGTAATTCATGACGACTACATATTGCAAATAGCAGCTAAGTGGGCGGACCAAAACAATCTTAAGAAAATTGACCTAGGATGCGGCAAAGAATCGCCTAGCGGCTTCACGGGCGTAGACAAAGAAAGCTTTCCAAACGGAAACATAGTTTTTGATTTAGATGAAGCTAACTGGCCCTTTGAAGATAATTCTGTTGGAGTTTTTAGAGCGTGGAACGCATTGTCTTATCTCAAAAACCCCGTATTGGCTATGAAAGAAATCTATAGATGCCTTGGCGATTATGGGTGGGTAATCGTAGATGTGGTTAGCACGGATGGACGAGGAGCCTTTCAAGACCCCAACAATGTTAGCTACTGGAACACCAATAGTTTTTGGTACTACACAAAATCGGATTGGGCCAGACTAATAGGTAGCCCAGTTAAATTTCAACTGAACAGGATAAATAATTTTCACCCTTCTCAGTTTCATGAATTTCATAACATCACTTATGCTAAAGCTCACTTAGTGAAACTTCCCTTGCGCGGGTTCGAAATACCAATTCACGGAAGAGAAATCTAACTTTAAGCTTTCATTTTTAAAAAGATCCCTTATACTTGTATAAGATAAGGCCCCCTAAATGAACGAGCCCCCCCTAAACGTTAAGAAAAGAAACGGACGTCTCCAAAAGCTGGATATAAATAAGATTAATATCTGCGCGGAAAGAGCGTGCTTCGGCCTAGCTGATGTCTCGGCCAGCGAGGTTGTCCTTGACGCACACGTACAGCTTTACGATAAAATCACGACCAAAGAAATAGACAAGGCCCTAATTCTTTCCGCCCGTCAAAAAATAGAAAAAGAGCCCAACTATAATTTTGTCGCCTCTAAACTCTTGCTTTTCAACATTCATAAAGAAGTTTTTGGCAGCAGTGTAGATAAGGATGCGTTCGACCACCAATATCGCCTAGCCTTCATTAAGAACATTAAGCACTTAGTAAAAGAGGGCGTCCTTTCTGAGGGGCTTTTGAGTTTCGACCTAAAGAAACTGTCAGAAAACCTATGCCTCGACCGTGATTTTAAGTTTAAATACTTGGGGCTACAAACCCTTTACGATAGATATTTTTTAAACGTCAAGGGCAGAAGGCTAGAGGCTCCTCAGGCTTTCTGGATGAGGGTTGCCATGGGTCTCGCTTTAAACGAAAAAGACAAAGAACAAAAAGCTATTGAATTTTATGAAACAATTTCTAAATTTCTTTTATGCCCTTCTACACCCACTCTTTTTAATAGCGGGACTACTCATAGTCAGCTTAGTTCTTGCTATCTCAACACTTTCGATGACAGCATTGATGGTATATTCGAGGGGGCGTGGCAAGAAGCTAGGAAATCCAAATACGCCGGAGGCCTAGGCTTCGATGTGACTAACTTCAGGTCCGCAGGAGCACACATAAAGGGAACCAACGGGACGTCCAGCGGGCTAGTTCCGTGGCTTAAAATTTTCAACGACCTCCTTGTAGCAGTCAATCAAGGAGGCAAAAGACCCGGCGCAGGCTGTGCCTACCTTGAGCCTTGGCACCTAGACATAGAAGACTTCCTTGACCTAAAGAAAAACACTGGCGAAGAGCGTCGCCGTTGTCACGACATGAACACATGCAACTGGTTACCCAACCTTTTTCTAGACTACGTAGACGAAGGTAAAGACTGGTACCTCTTTTCCCCCTCAGACGCCAGAGACCTACATGAATCTTACGGCTCCGATTTCGACAAGAGATATAAAGATTACTGCACCATGGCAGACAAAGGAGAACTAACAAACTTCCGAATAGTCAAAGCTAAAGACCTATGGAAAAAAATGTTAAGATCCCTTTTCGAAACGGGCCACCCTTGGATGACCTTCAAAGATAACGCTAACATGCGTTATTCAAACTCACACGAAGGGGTCGTACACAGCTCTAACCTTTGCACGGAGATCTTCCTGCACACTAAGCCGTCCAAATACAAAAGAGGTGTCAAAACCGAAGTTGGAGAAACAGCGGTTTGTAACCTTAGCTCAATAAACCTAAAAGAACACATTAAAGAAAACGGAAAGCTGGACTTTAAGCTCCTAGCGAAGACGATAAAAACCCAAATCCGGATGCTTGACAACGTAATAGATTTAAACTTTTACCCAACGAAGGAAGCAGAAAAAGCTAACCTATCTCACCGCCCCATAGGAGCGGGAAGCATGGGTTGGGCAGACGTTTTTCACGCTTACAAAATTAGCTTCTCTTCAGATGAAGCTGTGAAATTCTCAGATGAACTATACGAGTTCATCTCATACCATTGCATTCTCAACTCAAATAGGTTAGCTAAAGAAAGAGAACCGTACTCCACCTTCGGAGGCTCAAAATGGGCCAACGGAGTACTACCAGCGGACACATATAAAGACCTGATGGACTACTTAGGAGAAAAGCCCATAGTCCACCGTGGTAAAAAGTATTGCCCAGACGTCAACTGGAAAGACTTACGTGCCCACATTAAGGAGCATGGAATAAGGAACAGCAACACCATGGCCATAGCCCCGACAGCAACAATTTCCTACATACAGGGGTGCGCTCCATGCATCGAGCCAGATTTTTCGGTGCTTTTTGTATATGAAAACAAGTCCGGAAACCTCATTATAACAAATGAGTGGTTTGTGCGAGAATGTAAAGACCTTGGAATCTGGAACCAAAACCTAATAGATATGATCAAGTCGGTCGACGGAGACGTTAACAGGCTAAACGGCGAACTTACTGACGGCATAAAAGACAGATACAGAACAGCCTTCGACCACGACCAGTTCAAGCTCCTAGAATGCGGGGCCGCTAGACAAAAATGGATCGACATGGGGCAAAGTTTAAACTTATTTAATAATAAAACTTCATTAAAATACTTGAATGATTTATATTTTTATGCTAAAAAGTTAGGTCTTAAAAGCACCTATTATTTAAGAAACAAATCAGCAAGTGAAACCGAAAAGTCTACAGAAACTAAGAAAGATAGTGTCACTAGTAATAGTGACGCAGGTGATAATAATAATGATCTCTCTAATGTGGAGGCTTGCGATATCATGAACCCAGATTGCGAAAGTTGCCAATGAAAAGCGAAGAATTTGAAGAAACGATAAAACTCCTAGCTGATAAAGCCAAAGCAGCAGAGTACAACGATCTTGCCATAGTATTATATACCTACCTAGGGGCAGAGAAGATGGGGGTAAGCAGCGACTTTGCAAGACACTCCCAAGGTTTTGCTAAAAAGGCATCAGCCGAAATAGGACTGTTTAATAATAGAAGGAACAACTAATGAACGAAAAAAACGAAGAGCAGTTACTAAAAACCTCTAAAAATAAACTAGAGGAACTAGCCAACGAATTCGAAAAGGATCCAGAAACAGAAGAGCTATCTGTTGTCCTGTTCGTCCTAGCTGGGAGTACCCTCCTCGGTAAAGAAGCTATTAAATCGTTAGCCCTATGGAACGCTACTTGGGCAGACAGCGTCATAAACGAAGTCGGAAAGATGAGGGAAGAAGAAACCACGAAAGACCTAACGGATAAAATAATAAACCCAAACGATGAGTAAATCTGGATTAATTTTAGGCGAAGAAGTTGCGGGAGTTAATCAAATACTTCCGCATAAGCACCCCTATGTTTGGGACCTTTTCCTAAAGGGGGTAGCTAACAACTGGTCACCCGCAGAGATTAACATGAGCGAGGATGTTGATCAGTGGAAAAACGGAAACTTAACGGACGATGAAAAGCTTTTGGTAAAACGTTGTCTTGGTTTTTTCGCCGGAACAGAGTCTCTGGTCGGAAACAACCTGCTACTTACGGTCAACAGGTGGGTAACAGATGCTGAATGTAGCCAGTACATCCTCCGTCAAGCCTACGAAGAGTCCCTCCACAATTGGACAATAGTTACGTGCTGCGATAGCTACAGCTTAAAGGTCTCGGAGGTTTACGAAGCCTATTTAAACGTGCCAAGCATAAAAGCCAAAGACGACTTCCTGATGGGGATTACAACTGACGTTAGTCGGCAAGATTTTTCCACAAAAACCGCAGAAGGAAAAAGAGAGTTTCTTCGGAACCTTATAACTTATTATATTGTCTGTGAGGGTACTTTTTTCTTTAGTGGTTTCGCGATGCTGTTGGCCCTAGGCAGGCAAAACAAGCTCCCCGGGCTTTCAGACCAGATAAGGTATACCCTAAGAGACGAGACGCTGCACATTCAATTTGGCACGTATTTAATTAACACAATAAAAGAGCAATACCCATCGGTGTGGACAAAAAAGTTTGAATCAGAAACAATTAAACATGTCCAAGAGGCGGTAGAGCTGGAAGTTCAATACGCTCACGACGTGCTCCCTCGGGGCATCTTAGGATTAAACGCTGATATGTTCGTAGACTATATGAGATATATAGGTAACCGCCGTCTTGAGGGAATCGGCATAGACTTCCGTTTTGATAGCGACAACAACCCGTTTCCGTGGTTATCTGAAGTGATCGACATGGGTGCAATGACTAATTTTTTCGAAAGAAAAGTAAAGGACTATCAAAGCTCCGGGGTTTTAGAAGACGATTTTTAACCAAACATGAAAACACTAGTAACACTAACAGTAGGGACGCTTCTTTTTGTCGCGTCGGGTTGTTCGAGTACAATGACGGTCGGTCCTCAGGCTAACGCGGACGGTGTAGTAGGCGCAAGCCTCAGCACGGAAAACGCTAGCGTAACGCTTCCGTTGATTAAGGGTACCATTGGTACCGCGCCCAAAACTACGAAAAAGAAGTAAACAGGCTCACAGCCTCCTCACCCCCCTTTTTTTAAAGGGGGTTTTTTTATCTCAAAATTTTTCCTTGGATTTTGGAAACCTTAACCATGCCGTACCAAGACATCTCTCTGTTGTCACCTATGACCCAAACGTACCCCTTCGGCACCTTGGTTTCCTTTCCGTTTTCATTAAACCACAGTGTCATTTCCTCGTTGACGTAAAAAATAATTGCTTCACCAGAAAACGGATCATTAAACTCAGAACCATTAAGAAATATCTTCCCGTATTTAATCTGCACAACGTCGCCCTCCGTTGCGATCACCCTTTTAACAAGCTCGTCCCCCTTTTCCTCCGGGTCTTTCAATATAACGACCTCCCCCCTCTCTGGGTTAAAAAACTTATAGGTCCATTCGTCGACAAGAAGTCTCTGCCCGTCCTTAAAAGTTGGATTCATACTGTCCCCCTCCACCTTAGAAAAGCTATAACCCAAATGAAAAATGACAGAGAAAACTATAAAAAGAAAAAACACCCTCGCAATCCTGCAGAAATTTTTATTATCTATCTTCATCCAACTCTAAAGTGCTCCCCTGCTTATAATACTTAATAATCTCATATTGATAAGCATTAAGGATTAGACTTATAATTAATATTAAAACCAAAGAAAGCTTTATCCAACACGAGTTCCTCTTAAGCCAGCCCTTAACCCCCGCAAGAGGGTCTATCTTAGGGAAAAAGCAGCTCATGACAACAGTGCTACTACGTTCAGAGCCATACTGATTCCGAGAGCAGAGGCCAGAGCAAGGATTACGTAATGTTCTACGGTGAACCTATTTGACGTTTGCCCTTTACGTCTTGGATCGTTCGTTTTCATGGTAGGCTTTTGTTTCCTTTTGTATATCCACCAGTTCCCAGAGTTGTCTTGCGTAGCCCATTCTTTCTCCTCTTTCTTCCACCAATAACTATCTTTTCCGAGTATCCTCATACTATTAGATCCACTTATCTGGGTCGGTTGGTTTGGGTGGGGCGATCTTAGGGGGCCAGTGGCCTATACTCTTGAGGTAGTCAACGAGCCTTTGAATTAGTGCAGACTGCTCATTCAGAGCCCCCACAGCGCCATCCAAACCCTGTCTTTGGCTAGCAGAAGTCTTTAGCAGGTCGTTGATCATCTCGAACTGCATAATGGTGGTTTGGGTTAGCTCATTGTTTTCCTTAGCTAGCGTCATTTTGTCCGTTAAGTGATCGATCTCACTGCTTGCGTGTCCCATGTCTTTAACGATCATAATTGCAGCCATAATTAACGCCACGATCCATCCTGTAAAAATGCTTGCGATATTCCTGTTCGCCCAAGCTAAAACCCTTCTCCACGAATCTTTAAGCGCCTTCATAATGATACTTACACTCCTCAAATCAATAATACTTTCTTTAAGAACTCCAAATATCGCTACACTTTTTTCAAAAATAATAGAAGAACATTCTCCAAAGGAGGCGCAGATTAATTTCCCTGAAAGACACATTAGCTGGGCCGATGGTGTAATTACATACATGAAGAGACTATGGAAATGGTTAAAATCAAAATGTAAATGTACCAAACGATGCAAGTGCTGGCACTGTAGGGCGCGGAGATCGTTAAGCAAAAAATATACCGCCCTAAAAAACTGGCTGTGGGACCACTTTCCCAGCACAGAGCTCCTAAAGGCTCTGGGATTAATCGCCGCCTCTCTCTGGCTGTGGTTTACGGGCAGCATCGAATGCACAGCAAGCGTACTTCTGCTCGGCTGGGGGCTCTTAGAGCTAAAAGAATACTGGTACTGGAAATAATAGTCTTTGCTTTTTTAAGAAACCAGTGTAATAGGGAGTATGGACTATCAAATTCTTGTAAACATAGCCGTCGGTATCGTCACATTAATGGGTGGGTGGGTTTTCAAGATGATTCTTGGACACGTAAACGAAATTAAAGAAGAGCATCATGATTTAATGGTAAAACATCACGATGATGTTGACAAAATCAGAGAGAAGCACAATGACCTAGCCCTTTCGCTTCCAGACAAGTACGTTAGTAAGGACGACTTCAGGATGTTTGCCGAGCGAATGAACGATAGGTTTGACAGAATCGAAGAAAAGATAGATAACCTAAAAAGATAGCTTGCCTCCCCAAAAAAACCTGCTATAATCTTCCTAGATGAGGTCTTTTAAGAGATCAGATTATTCCACGCTCGTGAAGCTCTTTCTTAAGGAGCCCACGAAGATAAACTACGCCAAAGAGTACGGCCTAGCCAAGAAGCTGCTCTCGTCTTACGACGACTTTACCTTCTGGAAGTCCACCCTCCTAGACCCAAAGCGTAAGGTTCTCAATTCGTTAGCCTATTTTTTAACTGAAGATGGTAAATATTTTTTAAAATATAATCACCACATTCACAAGAAGAGAGAGAAACTTTTAGTGATATCTTCAGAAAACCCACACACTCCACTCGCAAAGGAAAAGATTGGAGACGGCTTAGGCCTTAAGACAAGCAAGAAAAAATCACTAATAGACTTTATAAACAATGCCCCGTAAAAAACAAGAAAAAGCATCCGGTATTTCCCCCTTGGACCAAATTCAAGCTTACCTTGAACAAA